CGCTAGGAGTAAAAGTAATTCCTTGACCACTTGTATCTACAAATGTAGGTCCTGCCTCAGCTTCAATTGCAAATTTAACACCGCGTGTAACCCCACCGAATGTAAATCCAGAAGGTGCAAAAAATCCTATTGGTGTAAACATATCTTATTCCTTATGAAAAGTTAGCCAAGCCCGTTGCAAATAACCTACTACCATCTGAAACCATTGTTACAATATCAACTCCGTTTGATAAGGTAGGTTTAGTTCCGCCTGCAAACTTGAATGATGTTCCATAAGTAGAAGCCAAAGAACCTGAATTCATAATCAAGGTATAGGTAGTTCCACTCTTAATGTTTGTTGGGTTTCCAATGTGGGTTGCAGAGGTAAGCGTAAGAACTGCAAAGTTTCCATTATTAAAATCAATACTTGATGTAGATGATGCGATTGAACCACTAAATACAGGTGAGAACATTTGACCACTTACTTCAAAGTTTCCAGCAGCAAATGATGCGGTTTGAGCATAAGATGCTGAAACCGCAGTTACATTAGTAAGACCACTACCATTACCACTAAATCCACCTGAGCCCGTGACTGAACCACTCAAAAAGATTGAAGCCACACCATCAAACTTAAATCTATTACCAATGTTGATAGAGTTGTTTCCTGTTGTGGTTACATTAGCACCAAGACCAATTGCATTTGTTCCGTTTACTGAAGTCAAAGAACCTATTGAAATTGAACCTTCACCAATACAATCACCTCTTCTACCAATGGCTACTGAATTAGCATTACTTGTATTGTGTGCTGTTCCAATAGCGATTGACTCATCACCACTAGCTTGAACAGCAACACCAATTGCTACTGTATTTGAGGAATATGTGGCTGCATCACCAATTGCCACAGAGTTTACACCATTCGCTTCTGCGGTATTACCAACCGCAGTTGTATTATTTGCTCCACCAGCGGCTTCAAATCCAATAGCTACACAATTAGAGAAATTAGCAGTATTGCTATTGTATCCAATAAGGACAGAATTAGCACCACCGACATTTGATAATTCAGGACCGATTGCGATACTTCTTGCAGCTGAAACTGATGTGTTATGTCCTATAGCAATTGAACCCGCGCCTGTAGCGCTAGCCTTATCACCAATTGCAATTGTTCGTGGGTTAGTTCCAGCAGCAGTAGAAACACTACCTGAACCAATTGCGATAGAACCAGCACCACCAGCAGCTGCTGATTTACCAATAGAAATACTATGCCCTACACTTGAAGCGCCCGCGCCAATAGATACTGAATAATCTTCACCACGAGAACCTGAACCAATTGCTACTGATTCAAATCCATTATTTTCAAGGATTACACCACCACCAATTGCGATAGAATGGTCTCGGTTTGTGAATGTTCCATTTATATTATTACCAATAGCAATCATACCGGTTGAAAGTGATTCAACAGTTACATTATTACCTATGGCAATAGATAACTCAGCAGCAGCAACGGCTGGGGTAGTTGTAAGAGCAGAACGAAGAGAATTAGTTCCTGTTCCTGCTACAAGACCACTTGAAATACCTGTAAGGTTTGAACCATTACCAAAGTAAGTTGATGCGGATACGGGACCTGTGATTGATACTTGTGAACCATTATCACTAATGTTAGAGCCAGTCAAGTGGTGACCACCCGTTCCTTTTTGTATTTGATTAGAGGTTGGGTATAATGGAGTTCCGATAGTAGAGTATTCAGGTCCAAAAAGAACTACACCAAAATCAGTTCCATCTGAACCACTATACTGATAGAACCAATCGTTTGTAAGACCATCAAACAAAAATGATGCGGTTGATTCAGTAGAGCCCGTATCATAAACTTTGATACCTGCGTATCTTGCAGCAGGAACTGAAGTATTTAGAATGATAAACTCTTCACCAATGATTACCGCAGAACCTGTGACTTGTTGAACATATGCAAGACTTGCAGTTCCACTAACAGCAATATTTAAAAAGTTTTGAGTTCCACTAAATGTATTGTTTGCACTCTTTACTGCGTAAGATGATGTTGCTGAAACTAATGAATCTACACGAGAAGTTTGTGTAGAAATATTAGAAGTATTTGTAGAGATATTACCCTCATCCGTAGTCAAACGAGTTGATACTGAAGATGAATAAGAAGTAAAAGTAGATGTATCTAATTTAGTAGTAATATCACTTTTGTTAGTTGCAATGTCCGCTGCTAAAGAAGCAGAAGTAGAAGTGAACGCTCCACTAATTTGAGTAGCAATCTGCGTAGATGAAGAAAGAATACCACTTGGAACACCTGTAATACCACTATATACCACTTGAGCTGATGATGAAATAACACCACTTGGTAAAGTACCACCAGAACCAAACCCGGCAGCTGCTGCTGAACGAGATACTTCAACCTCCGTTGGGAAATTTGTGATTGATGATGTTAAAATGGGAGTTAAACTACCCGTACCATCAACAAGCAGTGAAGCAGATACTTGAGCTAATTGCTCGTAAGTATCTTTTATTTCTTGTGTAGTAAGATTAAAATTAGCCATATGGGTTCCTTATTGTGGTAAATATTTGTATCGTGAATCAGTAACTTTGATACCAAGTTTTTTCATATCATCTAAATAACTACGCTTTGTTACAAAGGGTGAGTTAAATGCAGTGCGTTGGTCAGGGAATATTTCCATACCTTGTTCGGTTCCAAATTCAGGAAACATATCTGAAGCATTATCAATCAAATATCCAACCAATCTTTCTGCATACCATTCAGCTTTGTTTCTAACTGAATCTCTTTTCTTATCGTAGATTCTAATATCAGCAGGTTGGGCTTCTGCACCTCCTTGTGGGATAAGCAATCCGTTATTACGAGGTCTTAACCAAATACTTTCAAGGGCTTCGTAGTAAGACCAATAAAGTAATGTATCTTGAATGTAGCCTGTCATTAGGGTAAGATAGTTTCCACTCAATGTATTTGAGTTTACATCACTAATCAATTTCTGATATAGGGTATATCCAATGTATTGTTGGATATGAATGTCTTGGGCTTCTCTAATTGCGTTCTTTAACAAATCAGCATCAACTGATTGGTTTAAATCAGAAAACGCTTTTAGTTTGTTTTCGCTGATGAATAGGGTAGTGACCATTAGATTCCTCCTTGAGATTTTTCTTCTAAAATTAAATTTTCACCTGATTCTGCTTCTACTGATGTTACAACATCAACCTCTTGAGTACCATCTTCAAATAATCTTATTTGTTCTACACCAAGGACTGTATCAACACCATTTACTTTGAATAACATTTCAAAAGTTTTTAGGATGTCTGATTGCATGGGATAAATCACGGTGGTTAAGAAGTGTGCGTAAGCATCCAACAATTCTTGCCTACCACCAAGTTGACCTTCGGTTTTGATACCCAACAACATAGGTGAGGTAATTCTATGACCTGTTAGGATTTTTTGTGTTACCATATCGTTTATCGTAGTGTAATAACCATCAGCACCATTTTGTGGTATAGGAGTGATTATGGGGGCTTGGTCGGGTGATGCAACATCCATATACATCAACGAACCTGCGTTATCTGAACCTGCGTAAGCAGCCCTTAATTGTCTTTCAATTGATTCTCTTTCTTCTTCGTTTGCATCAGTAAATGTTGTGATGGCTAAAGAAGGAGCTAATCCGTTTTTAATGTTGTTTGTATGGAAATTATCCACTTCAGCATCTAACTGAATTGTTTTAAATGCGCCCATGTAATCGGGTAGGGGGTAATACTCTAAACCAGCAGTATAAGGTTTAAAGTAAAACAATTGAGATGGAGCCGTTCTATCTACCTTACTGAATGTTGGTAAGTAAGGAATATCTTTTTTAAATGGAACTATACCAACTCTTTTACCAAAGTATTTTGAAACATAATAGCCCGGCACATGACCTCTATGGTCTGATTTGTGTGCTCTGATGTAAGAGAAATCAACATGGTAAATTTCTGCAATTTTAGTTCTATCGTTACTCCATATAATCTCTAATGCGAACCCACCAAAAATAACTCTATCAAGTGCTATCTTATTGAAAATATCATTCCAAGATTCACCATCTTTGTTTATTCTCTCTAAAAGAGATTCATCAATGCCTGTTAATCCTTGTCCAACCACGGCTTGGTGTTTAGCGTTTATAGCCGTACCATTTACTGAAGACCTTTGATAGAGTTCAATGAGTTGTTGTGGGAACTTATTGTTCTCTCCAAAATAAACAATATCACCCTTATCATCCT